AAAGATTTTTTACAATCTCCATACGTTCGGTAAAAGGCATAAATGCCCTTCCCTTTTTGCGTGTAAGCCATGCGTCAGAATTGAGTCCTACCCAGAGTTCGTCTCCTAGACTTTTGGCATATTTGAAATATTCTATGTGTCCTGAATGTATGGGATCAAACCCACCTGTTACTAATACTATGGTTTTCATAGCAGTATTTATGTGCGTAGTTAATTGCTTTACGTAAAACGACTAATTGCTTGTAAAGCAGTTCCATTCTTCATTTCATCTAAAGTAAATTGATTATTAGCAAGACAATTTAACCACTCGTATCTATTGTCGGGTCTAGATAGATTTTCAATATTTTCAATTTTATCGTTATGTAATATATCTAAACAACTAGGCGCTATGTTAATGCTAGGAACACCATTAACAATAGATTCTATTGATCCTAATGTTTGTAACCCAACAGTTGCGTAACAGTTATCTAGATATTTCAGTAATGGATCTCTTTGTTTTTTATTGTCCTTAAATCTAACAAATATTTTTCTATCAGTATATTGTAGTATTTTTGCTTTAATTTCATCACACCAACGCTGAATATCAGTGTGATTACAGTATAGTTCTAATGCATAACAACTAGGTGCTAAAATAATAATGTAATCACCGCTATTTTTCCATTGCCTTAGACTTATGTTAAATTGATCTATTTTTTGATTATTGTAATTAATTAATACGTTTTGTTGTAATGAATTTACAGTAAATCTCCAATGAGAATTTTTCTTTCTGGTTGAAAAATATCCTTTATCTATATTAATAAAATTTTTTTTATTTTTAAATAACCATTGAAGATTACTAAGACTTGACCCCGGGCCACCGACTAGATAATACTCGTCATTAGTAACAAATGATGACGCTGATTGTGAAAAATGATCAGCAATTTGATCAAATTTAGATATTATATTTTGATTTACGTTTTTTGGAAATCTTTTAAATTGATGCATCTTCCATTCCTGCTACACGTAACTTGGTAATGTTAGTTATTTGCCATTGCTTCATATCAATGCCTTTCATAACACCTAACCATTTGTTACGCAACAGGGCAAACTCATTGATAATCTTTTCAAAATCAACAACGTCTGCTTCGCCGTCAACGTATTTTTCAACGTCACGACTGCTTAATGCTCTTTGATAGTTTTCTAGATACTGTTTAAAGAACTTGCTACGGGTTCTACGTAGTTCAATGTTTAGGTATTCTAGAATTGCCTCAATCTCTTGTAACTGACCAAATCGTTCTTCAACTATTCCAGGCAAGTTTGCGGCTTGCTTTTCTAAGTTTCCAAACAGTCTTGTTTCCTTACGTGCTTCTTCAAGTTCGCCTTCGTACCAAAGAATAGCATCAGGAATGTTAGCAATATCTTGGGTAATCCTAGAATACCAATTCATTTAATCCCACTCTTCATCGTCACTGCTGTATTCATCTTCGTCCCAATCATCATCGTCGTCACCTCTTTTGCCTTGTAGGTCTTCCACCGCTTCACCTAAATATGGATCTTCAGCACCTACAGCATAAAGCACGTCTTCATCAACGCCGTTATCTTGGCACCACTTTACATACTGCATTGCAAGTTGTTCTTTGTTAGCCTTAGGGACATACTCACTAAAGATGTCCCAAAGGTCAATAAGTTGATCTTCACTCATTTCCGTCACTGACTTTTTCCTCGTTAGTTGTAGTTTCCGCTGTCTCCTCTTCTACGGGAGTTTCAGCATCTTCGTACTTATGCCTAATCTTGGAAAAGTCCTCCATAATGATTTGTAATTTTTCACCTGTCCAATCTTTACGATATTCTAGGGTTTCCTCATTACGGCTGTTAACGAATTTAAGTCTGTTACCTTGTTGTTTTAGAATTCCTTGTTTTTCAAACAAGTCTACTAGTCCACTGTAAGGATCCATACCTGTTTCATACGGAATCTTTACCTGTACGCCTTCAAAAGGTTTTGCGTAACGTGTTTTCATTACCTTACAAGCGGCTCTGATACCACGCACATCTGTCACCTTTTTACCATCTTCATCTTCTTTCAGTTTCAATTTTTTCATTGCTACCACAATAGATGAAGCGTACACAAATCCTTGTCCTCCACTGATCTTGTCATCAGGATCAAACATGTCTTGTGAAGCGTATGTGTGGTTAGTACATACCATACCTACATTGTAACTACCAAACATGTTTACACAGTTACGTACAAGTGCTGTTAGTGCCTTAGGCTTACGTCCCATATCACCCTTCAAATCACCTTTACCAAACTGGTCAACATCTGTTGGAGTTAGCAACATACCTAGCGAGTCAATAACAAACAATACCTTAGGTCTGTCTGCTGTGTCTACAGCATCATAGTCCGATCTGTAGTCTTTCATAAACTCACTAATTGTTTTTGCTACATCGTCAATCATAGACATTGACAGTCTAAGCAGTTTGCTTTCGTCTGTGTCAACACCTAATGCTTGTAGCCACTTTTCGTCAAGTGCGTTCTCTGAGTCAACTAGAACTACAAAGATACCTTGATCTTGTGCGGCCTTTACAATGTTACCTGAAGCAAAGTAACTTTTACCTGCACCGGATTCGCCAGCAAACACTGTTACCTTACCTAAGGGGATTCCTTTGTGGAAATCCCCAGAGATAAGATAGTTAAGTGCGTAATTGCCAGTCGAAACCCAGTCAGTTGGATCGTTAAAACCTACACCGAGACCTGTAATGCTCTTGGTCAGATTCTTACGAAATTTACTAACGTCAAATGGTTTCGCCATGATTACTCCTTATGATTGACGGTTGCGAATCATTGCTAAAATATCATTAGCACGTTCACTACTTGGTTTGTCTTCACTTGCACTTGCAGTAGTTGCCGCTGGAGCAGGTTGTGCTACAGTTTCTGCTACTGGCTCAGATGCTGGAGTAGGAGCCGGAGTTGCTGGAGCCGCCGCAGGCGCACTTGCACCTTTATTCGGATCACCAGTTGGAGCACTCATGCCTGGAGCACGAAAGTACTGTCCAAAACGCTCTGGATCATATGCTTCACCATCAACAGATGCTTCGAACATTTCTTGAATAACTTTAACTTCAACGTCTGTTGGCTTCTTGGGTAAGAAGTCATTTAGGTTATGCAATCCATGTGCGTCGATCGCCGCTTTTTCTTCATCACTCAAAGCACGTTCTCTACGTGACCATTGTGATGTTGAGTAGTCAGCATATCCACCTTTAGATGTTTTCTTAATTCTAAAGTCTACACCACGTACAAAGTCTGTAGGCAGTTCTTCCATCTCTGGATCCATTAATGCACCCTTAATGATTTGGAAAATTTGTGGACCAATAATAAAACGTCTAATTGGATTATCTGGAGTTGAGTCTTCACTAATTGGATTATCAACTACAAAGCCTTGGAAAATGTAAGAACGTTTTTTCCAATACTTTCTACCTTGATCTTCCAATGCTGGATCTTTAAACCAGCCACGTACTTCTTGTAGTACAGGACATGATTCTCCATACATTTCCATACATGGAACGTTAACTGTCACTGGACGTGAATCAGTTTGACCTTTGATTCCCGCAAAAGGAAGTTTGATCATTAAACGCTCTTTCCAAAAGAAAGTTTCGTTTGGATCATTATCTGGCAAGAAACGAAGAACTGCTTCTGTTCCTTCTGCCATATTCCAATGTGGGTAAATTGCGTTGTCGCCGCCGCTTTGTTGATTTGAACCACCTGTGCGTGATTCTTGTTCGCGTAATTTTGCACGAATTTCTGCTAATGTTGCCATAATTTAAGCCTCCTATGTTTTGCCTTTATGTGCCTGTTGTAGATAAGTTTCTCTAACAACATATCTACTATTATATTTAGTCTTGACCTAAAAGTCAACTAAATTTCTGAATTTTATCTAAGTATTTTAGCCAATTTGTCTGTGATGTAGTCCAAATCTTCGTTTGCTCTCTTTAGTGCGTTTGCTACACTAGGATGTTTTGATAATCCTTTAGCAATTTTTTCGATAGTATCAACAGCACCAGAATAGTTGCCCTGATGGTATCTCTTGTCGTTGAGTACACCAAATGCCATTTTGATTTCTTTGTCAGAGAACTTATCTGCTCCTGTAGCCGTTTTACCTTGCTTCTCGTTGTAGTCTGTTCCCGCTTTGGAATCAAAAGGATTTTTCATAATTGCTTTCGCTAAACCTTTTGTATGCTCCCAATCGTCTTTCCAGCCTTCATCAGTTTTGCTCATAGCCTTTTTAACTTCGTCAGCGGACATGTTTAGTTCTTTTGCTATTTCTTCATCGCTGTGACCTTTGGCTTTCAAACTGTGCATATACTTAATGCTACCTTCTTCTACATCTTCGTCGTCTTCAACTTGTACCTTGTTCCCTGTCAGTTTGGATACAAACTTCTCGACTAGATCCCCTACGGAATCACCAAAACGCTTACGAGCGGAAATAACCACGCCTGTTTCGCCTTTTGGAAACGCTCCAGTTTCTTTATCATAGAATGAGCGGACAAACTCAATGATATCTTCAGTGCTTGCTTTTTCATCTTTAGGTTCTTCGTCACCTGCTAGTTTCATAGCACCGTCTTTATCAATTGTTACATCTGTAGTATCGTCTTCCATTCTCATATCACCAAAGTCTAGTTTGTCAAGTGCTTCAGGATCGTTCTTTTGAATGAAACGATAGATAGAAGGTCTAGCACAAGATTCTGGATCTTTGTCTGCTAGATCTGTAAGTTCATCCTTAAGTCCTTGGTCATCAATAATTCCTTTGAGACTTTCTATTGCATTTGTTGCATCAGGACCTACTGGAAAGTTTTTGCCTACCATTTTATTAAGCATGGCAATTTTTTGTTTATCTAAGGCTTCGTCCATTACAGATTCTGCCCAGTTTTCAAATTCATCTATGTCTTCTTTAGGACCGTAATCTGCTTCAATGTTATCTAACATTCGATCATAAATTTTTTCAAAGTCGTCATCTGGATGATATCCATTATCCACAGCAACATCATTATACATATCGCCTACTGCTTTGTATATAGCATCGCCATATTTGCCTAAATTTGCATCATACAGCATATCAAAGCCTTCGTCATCAGCAGTAGCAACTTTTTGTAAGAATGCGTCCACTTTAGGATCATGACTCTCTTTTACAACATCATCTAGATCGATTGTTGTTTCAGCAACACGCTTCTGATGAATACTGTGTAGTAAAGGAAACATGTCTGTTAAATCTTCATTAAATTGAGGAATAGTAAATGCATTGGTCAATTCGTTTACAAC